GATATATGCCCGTCATTTAGCTGAAGGCGGCATGCCACACGATGACCGTTGGAATCATATTATTAGTCTATGTGAAGAATATAATAAGATGGGTGCTTTTGTTCGTGCTACACGTAATAATCAATTCAATGAATCGGCACAACAATTAGTTAATGAAGGTATTAATCATTATCAAAGCTTAAGAGAATCATTAAGCAAGATGCGTGGTACACGTGGTTACAATGCGTACTTTGAATCATATACTCCTCCATTAATGGAAGATGAAACAGAAGAAAACAATTTAAATGAGTTGTTTGTACAAGAGACATTAGACCCACGTATTGAGAGTGTAATGCCAATATTGAATAAGCTACACAAGAAAGTAGCAGAGATGAAAGAAGTTAATGAATTAAGTGAATGGGCAGATAATATAATTGACGAAGGTGCGGCTGTAGATGCATACATGGCAGGCAAGAGTATAGCACTTGCCCACTTTGCCGATCAATTAGACAAAAATGTAGGAAAAGATGATTTAGGTATAGATGAAGGTGCAGAGAAAAGTATTATAATCAATGGCAAAGAAGTTGATAAAGCTAGTCTTGAAGTTGACGGCGTAGATCCTAGAGACTATCCAGATTTTTCTGATGCTTATTTTAGTGCAGGATCTTTTACAGATGGTACTCCGCTAAATGATGAAGAAATAGACCAGCTATCAGACCAATACGGTGATCTTCTTTATGATAAAGCATATGATAGTTTACATGAAGGTGAACAAGAGATGGACGAAGGTATAGTAGATACTATTAAGAAATTTGGCGGTAAAGTAAAAGATGTTGCAAGTACCGCATTTGACAACTTAGGTGGTGGTACTGAAGAACAACTAATCAAAAAAATACAAAAAGATGCAGGTGTAGAGCAGACTGGTAAAAAACCAGAACCAAAAGATAAACCAGTTGGTGAAGGTATGTTAGACCGTAGCCGCGAGCAACAAGCCGCTGCTAAAATTGAAAAACCTGCGGTACATCGTAAAGAACAGGGCGGAGATTGGAAAGTCACTCCGGACGATTTAAAGATGGCTGATAAAAAGAATATGACTAGCCCAGATGGTATGGCTCAATTAAAAAAAGAACTAGGTAATATTGATGAAGTTGACATGGGACAAGCTGACAGTTCATTGAGAAGTAATCAAAAACAAAGCAATGATAAAATGGATCACTTTACTGCGTTAGATAAAGCATCAAAGAAAATGGGACACAATCATTTTATGGACGTACCTGATGACAAACTTGAAGCACTTAGAGCAATGGTTAAGAAATTTAGAGCCGGTGAAGAAGTTGATGAAAGCGCACTACAAGCATCCTTCGGTATTAAGAAGTACGGTGAAGATGGTATGAAAGAACTTCAACGATTAGGTCGTGAAGATGCGAGTAAAGAAACAATAGCTAAGGCTAAAGCAGAATATACTAGTGAAGATGTTGAAAATGAGTTCGCTGGCGATTATGCTACAGGTGAAACAGGCCAGTGGCGTAATAAAGGTCCTAAAGCTAACAAGCCAGCAACAATTGGCGATTTAGTTGGTGAAGGTGAGGAAAAAGATAAGGATGACACGTTAGATCCATGGAAACATGTAAATCCTAGAGTAGATAATCCAGAAATTAAAGGTACAAAAAACAAAGCCAAATCTGCTTACTATCCTGAACCAAAACCACCAGTTAAAAAGTTAGACACTCCTTATACTAAAGAATCAGTAATAGAAGGTTCAGATGATTTAGCAAGAATATTAAATATTGCCGGAATTAGAAAATAAGAGTTGGATTAAACATATGAAAATTAGTTCATTATTGGGTGAGGCGTCTACTGAAAATAAAGCTGCCTTACCAATAGACAAAGATTTGTTATATAAAGCTAGACAGAAGTATCCACAATATAGTGGAGAACAGGCCCTAACCTTATATATAGCCGATGAAATGAAAGAGAAAGACAAAATTGATTCAAATCAAAATAGATTGATAGATACACAAAAACGTGAAAATGAACGTTTAAGAAGTGTTGTGGATAATTTGGGTCAAACAGTAGAACAAGAAATACAACAAGTAGCACAACAGGCTGAAATAAATGATAATGAAATTTCACGTATTAAACAACTTACTGGACAACTATCTCAAGGTGGTACTGATACTCAACGTAAAGCAAAAGTAAGCGGAGATGATTTAGAAAAACTTCAAAAAGAATTAGAACAACTAAAAACTAAACCTGGTATGGATCCAGAAAAGTTTAATCAATTGAAGAAACAAATTGAAACTATGGTTTCTAATCCATCAATAGATAATAAAGAATTAGCAAAAATAAATTCTTTAGTAAATACACTTACCCAACAAAGACAAGTTGGTGATGATTTATATAAAAAAGTTGAAGATCAATTAATAAAAACTAAACAGGATTTGGATGATAAAGAGGGCAGATTTTCAAAATATATTGAAAAGAAAAAAGGTGAGATAGGTGGTATTCAAAAACAAAATGCCGATGAGATAAAAAAATATTCCGATATTGTTCAAAGTTATCAACAAGATATTGAAAAATTTAATACACAGGTACAAAAGCTAAACAAAGATAGAGAATTTATCAATAATGAAAAACAAATTATGATAGATTTAAGAGGTGAGGTTCAACAAAATGCTGAAACCATTCAGCAAAATGCTGATGGTATTAACAAGGATGCGAAAGAGGCCGCAGAACTGTTAACGTTTATTAAACAACTATATAGTAAAAATATCAAGGATGTAGATGATACACCATCTACCCCTAATGCGGATGATATTACACCTGATCAAGATGATCAAGATGATATTAAAGTTTATAAAGGTAATATACCTTCGTCTGATTATCAGGCGACTACTGATACTGAACCTTCAAAACAAAAAGATAATGTTGTACCATTTCCAACTCAAGCAGAATTAGCAGGTTTATACGCCAATAAAGATGGTAAAGGTGGTACTGTTGATGCTACCACTGATGATAAGAGTGCCAATAATGATGATGGAATAGTTGGATATGATCATCGGGCTAAACTTGTAAAAACAGGTACAAATGAAAGTTTATTAGAATATGAAACTACTACATTTAAAATATACAAAAACTGGGGAGATCCTCGTTTCAATAAATGGATGAAAGATAATTTATCTATGTTAATTACACTGTTTAAAAATAAATTCAGAGAAGAATTATCAAATAAAGATCCTAAGTACAGTGATGGACAAATATCATATAGTATACAAGAAGAAGCTTGGTATCTAAAAGAAATATTTGAAAATAAAGAAGATTCTATATTAACTAGAGAAAAAATGGATAGTTATTTAACTTTAGTTAAACGCACATTGTTTAGTCAACCATCAAACCCAACACTGCATATGCAACCAAATAATGAATTGTTTAACGAAAGCCTAGACAAAACATATTCACGTATGTTGGATGATATCATTAACTTAGCCTATATCAAAAAGGGTTAAAAAACCATAGAAAAAAATCTATTTACCCACATATGTGATAAATAGTATTGACATACAGATTTAGTAATGCTATACTAACTCTTATGTTAGTCGCTTCATAGGGAAGCGGCGAATATTAAAAACGAGACCATCTCAATTTATAAGGAAATTTATTATGGCATCATTAGCAGAGATTCGTGCCCGTATTGCGGCACAAGAAAACAAATCAAATTCTGGTTCAACACAGAAACAATCAGATAACTCTATCTACCCTCATTGGAATATGGACGAAGGCACAACAGCCACAATGCGTCTATTGCCCGACGCAGATAGCAATAACCCATACTTCTGGGTAGAACGACAAATTATTAAACTTCCATTCAATGGAGTTAAAGGTGATTCTAACATTAAACGTATTGAGGTTCAAGTACCTTGCGTTGAAATGTATGATTCAAAAGCACAATGTCCAATCTTAACTGAGGTTCGTCCATGGTATAAAGATGAAACATTAAAAGAGTTAGCAAACAAATACTGGAAGAAACGCAGTTATTTGTTTCAAGGTTTTGTTCGTCAAAACCCAATCGGTGATGACAAAACACCAGCTAACCCAATTCGTAGATTCATTATTAGTCCACAAATTTTTACAATCATTAAAGCAAGTTTGATGGATCCTGAGATGGAAGAATTGCCAACAGATTTTATGCGTGGTCTTGATTTGAATATTAAGAAAACAAGTAAAGGTGGATATGCCGATTACTCAACAAGTAATTGGGCACGTAAAGAGTCAGCATTGACAGAGGCAGAACAAGCCGCAGTTGAAGCACATGGTTTGTATAACTTGGCAGAGTTCTTGCCAAAGCGTCCCGGCGAAGCAGAGTTGCGTGTAATCAAAGAAATGTTTGACGCAAGTGTAGACGGTCAACCATATGACTTAGAGCGTTGGGGTAGTTACTATCGTCCTTGGGGACTAGAAGCACCTGCAGGAGCAACCGCGGAAAAACAAACAGCGTCCACTGGAACTGGCGCACCCGCAACCGCCCCCGTAGCAGAACCTTCTAAAGCACCTTGGGAAGAAGATGCAATGGCAGCAGCCGAATCTATTAAGATTCCTACAGCACAACCATCAAGTGACAAAGCACAAGACATTCTAGCAATGATTCGTGCTAGACAAAACAAGTCTTAAAAGGGAATAGGGAGCATTTGCTCCCTACCTAAGGAGAACTCCATGACATTACCAGACGAAAGATACCGCGCCATTAAGCAAGGTAAAAAACTATTGGAAGAATTATGCGATCCAGGTAAAACACCACGTGTTCCTAGTATCATTAGAGATAGGGCTAGAGGTGCATTACGTCATTACCCAAATGATTGGGAATTAGAATCTATCGCAGAAAAATGTCCAGATATACTAGACAAGCAAATATTCAGTGTGTATACTAATGGTGTACACGTAAAATAAAGGAAATAATATGAAATACCTAGAAAAACTAAACAAAGTAAATGAAGCATTTACAATCAATCGTTATAATAATGGTTATATGATTGAGGTAGGCGGAAGAGATTCAGAGAATGATTGGAAGAATTACAAATTTCTTTGTAATACTGATGAAGAACTCTTTGCCGTAATCAAAGAAGCACTAGCACTAGAATTGGATAATTAAATGGGAAAACCTTTTGATATTAGTAAGTTCCGTAAGGACATTACAAAAAGTATTGAAGGTCTATCAATAGGATTCAATGATCCTACTGACTGGATCTCGACAGGAAATTATGCTCTCAACTACCTCATTAGCGGTGATTTTAATAAAGGCGTACCTCTTGGTAAAGTTACTGTCTTTGCCGGAGAATCAGGCGCCGGAAAATCGTTTGTCTGCTCAGGAAACCTCGTCAGACACGCACAAGAACAAGGAATCTTTGTAGTCTTAATTGACTCAGAAAATGCCCTTGACGAAGCTTGGTTACACGCACTCGGTGTATCTACAGAAGAAAATAAACTATTAAAACTAAACATGGCAATGATTGACGAAGTAGGAAAAACTATTTCTATGTTCGTTAAAGATTACAAAACACTACCAGAAACAGATCGTCCTAAGGTATTGTTTGTGATTGATTCATTAGGTATGTTGTTAACTCCCACAGACGTTAATCAGTTTGAAGCAGGTGATATGAAAGGTGACATGGGTCGTAAGCCCAAAGCACTAACAGCACTTGTTCGTAACTGTGTTAACATGTTTGGTTCATTGGGCATTGGCTTAGTTGCAACTAATCACACATATGCTTCACAGGATATGTTTGATCCAGATGATAAAATATCAGGTGGTCAAGGTTTTGTTTATGCTTCAAGCATTGTTGTTGCTATGAAGAAATTGAAACTTAAAGAAGATGAAGATGGTAATAAAATTACTGATGTACGGGGTATTCGTGCAGCCTGTAAGATTATGAAAACTCGTTATGCGAAACCATTTGAATCAGTTCAAGTTAAGATTCCTTATGAAACAGGTATGAGCCCTTACTCAGGATTATTAGATATGATTGAGAAAGCTGAACTTGTTAAGAAAGAAGGTAACTCACTTGTCTATACTACACTTGATGGTGAAATCATTAAGAAGTTTCGTAAAGGATGGGAAGCAAATACTGACGGTTGCTTAGATATAGTAATGAGTGAGTATGGTAAAAAATCATCTGTAAAGATAAGTACTGTAACACCTGAGGAGGAGGATGCAGAATGAGTTTAGCTTTTACAACAGAAATATGGGACGCATTACGTACTCATATTGATTTCAATGACCGTAGCGATGCGGCCGATACATTGATTAATTTGTTAATTGACAATAATTACGAAGCAAGTGACATTAAAGATTCTTTTAAGAATGACAAAGAAGTACTTAAAGCATTAAAAGGTTACACTGACCAACAAGATGGCGAAGAGTACGAAGAATATGACGAAGACGAAGACCAAGAAGAATGGGATTAAATGTCAAATTGGTATACAAGGATCACAACTAATCTAGCTGTGATACCCGATTTCATCTCTCATTGTGAGAATGAACTATTATCTGCAAAACAAGAGGTCAAGGTATATGGCAATGTTGAAAAGAACATTGCCGCATTACCCGGCGTAACCGAACATCGTTTTAATCAACTACAAGAGATAGAAGCAGTATTGAACTATCTCAACATTCAATTACGGAAAATTCGCCGAAAACATTTTCAAAAATACTTAGAAGCGTATAATAGAGCATTGACAAGCCGCGATGCTGAAAAGTATGTTGATGGTGAAGATGAAGTAGTAGATTTTGAAACACTTATTAATGAAGTAGCATTACTAAGAAATCGTTGGTTAGGTATAATGAAAGCATTAGAGTCAAAGAATTTTATGTTGGGTCACATTGTCAGATTGAGAGCAGCCGGTATGGAGGATATCACAATTGGTTAATAATACATATAGCAGTAACACAATAACAATAACTGGTACCGGAGGAGGTAGTGGAATGAATTCTATCAGCCCGCACTCTATAAGTCCATTATCTATAAGTTCATTGTCACCAGCACAAACAATATCATTGGATGATACTTATCTTAATAATTTGTTTAAGAACATTAATAGAAGTGACTATGTAAAACGTTATGAAGTAATTGAAGCCACCGAAGATATACTAGCATTAAGTGTTACGTGGAAAAGATTACGTGATACTATCAGTAAAGACAAATTATCACCAAAGGTCACCACTGTACATCCACCTGTTACTACCTTATTAGATGATCACCTATTCAGAAAAATAGAAGAATCTGATAGGGTTCGTGCTAATGAGATAAGAGATTATTTCAGCAAAAAAATTATGTTATGGACTCTAAAAAGTGTTAAATTATCCGCCTATAGACAAGACCTAAATAAATTTATTCATGGTGATGGTAAAAAAGTCACAGAAGAATTATTGCCACTCATTTACAGATTGCCTGAATTTTATGAATACGATATTCAATTTGACCAGTTCAAAAGAGAAGTTAATTTAGAAATACTTAATTTTGGTAAGATAGATAGTGTTAAAAAAATCACTACTCTAACTCCTATAAAAAGTTTTTACAAAACTAACAAACGTGTAAAACATTTTGAGTATTGGTTAAAAGATAGTAATGACAATGCTCATTTGATTACAATTGAACCAAAGAACCCATTAAAACATATTTGGGATAAGATTTTTACTAATGGTCAAATACGAATTGAGGGAACATACTACCCTAAAAAGTATGATGAATTACAATACTATCAATTACTAAATTGGTCGGCAACCTAAATTTGACAATAAATGGGTTTAGTGCTACAATAGAGTCTTATTCAGTTGAAAGGGTCTTATGAGTTACAAAGTTGTTGCTGACAAGTATCAGATGGACGAAATGCGTACAAAGTATGGTCCACGTAACGGCCTAGAAGGTCCATTCAATTTCTCCGGAAGAGTGTTGTATTATGACAACAAAATGGGTCAATATTACGATCCTAGGAGTGATTTTTACGTGGAACAGTCGGAAATGAATGAAATCCATGCTAGTTTAATAGCCAAAATTTGACAATAAATGGGTTTGGCTATATAATAGAATCTTAGACAGTAAAGAAAAGGACTACGAAATGACTACAGAATTCAAATCTTGGGAAGAGTTGACTCAGTTGGAACAAGCCCAATCTGTATATTGGGATATGTACAAGGACGCTTACGGTGTTCGCCCTCGTGGTGTTGACACCTCACACTGGACCCTTGAAGATTTTGATGCTGAGTTTGAAGGACTTGGTGTAGCTATCGAGGCCGAAGAAAAGGTTCGTGTTGCGGCACAACAAAACGCTGTTTTCTCTTTTGAGAAAAGGGTTGATGATCTGATCTTGTCAGGTGCTAAGGACCGTGCAACAGCAATGCGCTGGATCCACGAAGCCGAGGACACTCAGGGTGATGATGAGTACCTCTGCTATACTTTGGGCTTACCCTATATGTACTTTCGTAAGGTAGCATAATTTTACAAGAAATGGCATTCATGCTATAATACTTGTATTGATTGATTAACACACAGGAGAAGCTATGTCTACAGTTCGTATTTTGTCAGGTTCATATCGCAATGAAGCAGTTAAAGGTGAAGTGTTTACACTTGTCAAGGGTTTTCAGACAAGTAAAAAAGGTAGTTATGTGACTGTTAAAAATGATGGTCAGTTCCCGGGTCGTAGTACTGAGATTAAAATCTTAGTAGATACGATTGATAATATTGAATTTTTGAATGGAGATAAAGTTATGGCCAGTGCTGTAGTAGAGTTTAAGAAAGAAGCTGTTAAAGAAACAGAACAAGAAGCAATGGACCGTATTGCTACACGTTTTGAGGTCCTTGATGAAATGTCACGTGCTTGTATCAATGGTGATATACGTGCTATGATTGTTTCAGGCCCGCCCGGTGTCGGCAAAAGTTATGGTGTTGAGACACAAATGGAGAAAGCAAGCATGTTTGACAAGCTTGCAGGCAAACGTGTGCGTTTTCAAATTGTTAAAGGTGCTATGACAGCATTGGGTTTGTATACTCAACTATACAAGTATTCGGACACCAAGAACGTGTTAATTTTTGATGATTGCGATAGTGTTTTTACTGATGACTTGAGTTTGAACATTCTTAAGGCCGCACTTGATTCAGGCAAGACTCGTAGAATATGCTGGAATAGTGATTCACGTTTGTTGCGTGAAGAAGGTATCCCGAATACTTTCAACTTCAATGGTAGTGCTATTTTTATCACTAACTTGAAATTCGGCAATCTCAAATCTAAAAAATTGCAGGATCACTTAGAAGCATTACAGTCACGTTGTCACTTTCTGGACCTGACAATTGATGGTGATCGTGATAAGATGTTGCGTATCAAGCAAGTACATCGTGATGCTGATGGTGGCTTGTTCAAGGACTATGATTTTAATGAAGAACAGTCACAAACTGTGATTAACTTCATGTGGGACAATCATACGAAATTGCGTGAAGTGTCCTTGCGTATGTGTTTGAAGATTGCAGACTTGGTTAAGATCAGTCCCGGTAACTGGCAGAATCTTGCTAAGACAACTTGTATGAAAGCATAACCCCTGCAGTGTGCGTGACGGCAATATCAATAAGCCCGTTTCGTTAAGAATTTTTGGGAGGCTTTGGTCTCCCTTTTTTCCTTTAGATATTGTATTTGTTTACAGTTTATTGTATAATAGTTGAATGATTGAATTGAATAATAAAGAACAACTTATATATTACATGGTTGCTAACTTAAGATTAAGTAGGTATGATATTCGTTTCCTCCAGAACCTTGAAAAAATTAGCTTGATTAAAAAACGTATTACCAGTAATCAAGTAGAATTAGTTGATAAACTTATAGAAAAATATGAACGGCAATTTGTAAAAAATCAAATGTTCATTAAGGAGTTATCTAAACTTCCTTGGAAAACACTTGTAATAGAAACCACTGATGAATATACCTCTGCTCATATAGGTATACTAAATGATAATCTCATATTGAAAACACCTTATAATAAAGCATTTATTACCGCATTTAGGTCACTTAGTGAATCTAGTTTTGTTTGGGATAACGCAAATAAATACTATATTGCTGATTTAAGTACGTTCTCGTTAAAACTAGCAAGTAATATGATAACAAAGTTTTTTAATGATGTTAGATATAGCGACAATGTTAAAAAATTATTAGACCAGTTATCTTATTACAAAGATGTAAAATATTGGACACCAACATTAGTATGTACAAATGGTAATTATATAATTGCTTGTACTAATAAAGCACTGGATGAATCTATTAAACATATCACTTTAAATACTGAATTAAATACATTAGCTGAATTAGTAAGATACGGTATAATGATTGATAACAGGATTATGCATACCGATGAAGAACGATTTGCTGGATCATATAATCCTAAAGTAGAACTAAACAACATATGTGATATTGTTCCTTGGTTACAAAATATAAAATGTGATTATGTTTCGGTATCAGGTATAGGATTGTCAACTAATTTGAAGTTTAAAAATGACTTGAAACAAGCATTGGAAAATGCAGGTATACAATATAATGATGCCGGTCGTTTTGCTATACATAGCAATTTGAATAAGTTTAAATTTCCAGTAATTGTAAAATTTAAATTGATATCTGAAGAATATACCCATGCGGCAAAAATAATTAATATAGTAAACAGTCAACCAGTTAACTTGGAAAAGAATGAAACAATGTAAAATAATCGTCAAAGACGAAGTGAATGTAAAAATAGAAGGGCTTGAACTATCAGAACGCAAGGCCTTGATGAAGATGTTTGAATATGAAATACCCGGTGCACGTTATCTACCTGCAGTACGTTTAGGTAGATGGAATGGGAAGGTTAGCTATTTCAGTTTAGCAGGTAGTACCTATATCAATCTACTTCCCGAAATACTTCCTTACTTAGATAAAGTAGGATATGATATTGAACTAGAGGATCTAAGAGACTACTCAACAACCTTCACATTTGACAAAGTGTCCGAGGATACATTCAAAGATAAGAACTGGCCTAAAGGACATACTAAAGAAGGCACTCCAGTAGTATTACGTGATTATCAAATTGAACTCGTAAACAACTTTTTAGAGAACCCGCAATCATTACAAGAGATTGCTACAGGTGCAGGAAAGACACTAATGACTGCGGCACTATCTAATAGTGTTGAGAAGTATGGCCGTAGTATTGTTATCGTCCCAAACAAAAGTCTAGTAACACAAACAGAAGCTGATTACATTAATCTAGGATTAGATGTTGGTGTATATTTTGGAGATCGTAAAGAATACAACAAAACACATACTATCTGTACTTGGCAAAGTCTTAATAATATGCTTAAGAAAACTAAAGCAGGTGAGGCTGAAGTAGAGATCGGGGACTTTATTGAAGGTGTGGTTTGTGTAATGGTTGATGAAGTACATATGGCAAAAGCTGATGCACTAAAAACATTACTTACTGGTGTGTTTGCTAAAGTTCCCATTCGTTGGGGATTAACAGGAACTATACCTAAAGCTAAGTTTGAAGCACAAAGCATTAGTGTAAGTTTGGGTAACGTTATTGGTAAACTATCAGCAAGTGAATTACAGGATCAAGGAGTATTAGCACGTTGTTATGTTAACATTATGCAATTACAAGATGGTAAGGAGTTTACCAACTATCAAAGCGAACTAAAGCACTTATTAGAAGATAGTGAAAGATTGGATAAGATAGCTAGTTTAATTAACGGTATTAATGATACAGGTAATACATTGATACTTGTTGATAGGGTTAATGCAGGAAAAGAGATTGTTAGCAGATTGCCCGGAAGTGTATTTGTTAGTGGTGCTACTAATATGAATGAACGTAAGGAAGAATATGATGAAGTTGCAACAAGCACTAATAAAATTATTGTTGCTACTTATGGTGTGGCTGCTGTTGGTATCAATATACCCCGTATTTTTAATCTTGTTCTCATAGAACCCGGCAAGTCATTTGTCCGTGTTATTCAAAGTATTGGGCGTGGTATTCGTAAAGCAGAAGATAAAGACCATGTACAAATCTACGACATAACAAGTAGTTGTAAATTTGCCAAACGTCATTTGACCCAACGTAAGGCATTTTATAAAGAAGCAAACTACCCGTTTGATGTAGAAAAGTTGACTTATAGATAAGAATGTGATAGAATAACAACATGCGTATATTAACACTTGAAAACGAATTTTATAATTTAGAGACATTACCCGAAGAGATTGATGACCTTCGTTTTGCTATACTAGATAACAGTAATCCACAAAATGTAGATTATCATTACATCCCATTAATCTTTTTAGAATCATTTAGTAGTCCTGCACTTGTATTAAAGATTGGCAACAGTACAGTTAAAATGCCAGTAGATTGGCAAATATTGATTGGTGAACAAGAACATGGGGATTTAGAAACATTGCCCTTAACAAGTATTAATGACAGAGGCTTTAATGCGTTTGAGTTTAATCCCTTAACAAGCTTTAGCCCAAGTTTTGTCCCAATTGAGATTGTAGACATTTATCACGATGTAACATGGTATGCACCCAGATTGAAAAACGGGCAATTCTTATGTGTACCGTTAGATGATGGACCTAAGCCAAGATGTGTATATTTTGTAAAAGAGATTAGTCGTAACTGTGAGATTGTGGATTATAGTCAGGCATTCTAATGGCAACCAAAAAAAGTACTCCTGTTGATGAGAAATTTGTAGCACAAGACTTTGACTTGTTTGAAGCACTTACTGCTATAGACAAGAAAGACTATGGGTATTATGATAGGTTGTCAGAAGAACAACAAAAGAAATTTGTTCCCTACATGATGACACATTGGATGAGTGCTATCAAGGGTTCAGGAGATGTTCAAGGCTATTACTTGCGTAGTGTAGACTATCATGCTAATAAATATCTATTCAATGAATATGTTCAGAAGCATCCTAAACTTCAATGGTATATGTTATGTGCTAGTAGTCCTGGATTAGGCAAACAATTTCATCAATGGATCCCTCATTTAGGAAGTAAAGTAACATCATTAAAAGAACCTGCCAAAACTAAAGATATTAAAGAATATTATACTAAGATTTATCCCAAAGTAGATAGTGATGATATTGATGAGATTGCTAAAGCATTTGTACAAGAACATAAACGTAAATGCTATCTAGCAGAAACATATCCTAACTTAAAACAATCTGATATAGAAGTTCTTAGTCAATTGGTGACCGAAGAAGATATTAAGCAATATGAAAAAGATCGAGGAAACTAAATTAACACATGGATGTGAGTTCTGTAAAGCTACTTTCCAACGTGAAAGTACTATACTTAAACACATATGCGAACCCAAACGCAGATGGTTAGAGCGTGATCGGCAAGGCAATCGTGTGGGTTTTCAAGCTTGGTTGCAATTCTATAAGAAGAACACTGCTGGCACAAAGAATCGTACATATGAAGAATTCATTAAGAATCCGTACTATCTTGCTTTCATTAAGTTTGGTCTATATTGCGTGGAAATTAAATGTATCAATGTAAGTAGATTCAGTGATTGGTTATTAAAGAATTCAGTTCGTATTGACAACTGGAGACAAGATAGTAATTACGCAAAGTTTTTGTGTGAATATTTACGGATAGAAGATCCGTTAGATGCGATACATCGTAGTATTGAAATAACAATAGAAAAAGCAGAAACTGAAAAGATTCAAAGCAGAGATTATTTACGTTACGGTAATCCAAACAATATATGTTATGAGATTGCTAGAGGTAGAATTAGTCCATGGATGTTATATCAAAGCGATAGTGGTGTTCATTTCCTAAGTGCATTACGTGATGACCAGCAAAAGATGATTATGGATTATATAAATCCAGAGCAGTGGGCTATTAAGTTTAAGCGTGATCCTGCGAATGTTAAACAAGTTAAGGAATTATTAAATGCCGGTGGGTACTAGAGTTCGTATATTATGGCAAACAAATCACAAACATCCTATATGGAATGAACTTTGTGCAAGGGCTGTGGAAAAGTTTGGCTTGCCGGGTGATAAGTTTGAAACACATGTGACCGAAGATTACATGGATTTCTACTTCAAGGATGAACGTGATGCCATTATATTTGAGTTGACTTGTGGCTGATGTTATCCTATATATTACTGCCAAAAGAACTATGGAAATAGGACATGAGTTGCGAAACATGGGTTATGTTCAAGGTGTTGATTTCGATTATGCTTACTACCAAGAGAAGTATGACAACTTTAGCCATGATCCTATTGTAAAACGACATTCAAGATTTACCTTTTATAATGATACCAATGCCAGTTATTTTGCACTAAAATGGCTATGATAATTGAACATTATGATTATAATGTTGGATGGGAAAATACTAAACCCGGTTGGCATGAGTGTACGGTACATGTTAAACATCTTGACAAATATAACGAAATAGTTAAATGGTTAGAAACTAATATAGGTAAACACGAAAGACATTGTAGATGGGGTGTAACTGATGATGACCTAATCAGTTTTAAGTTTAGATATGAAAAAGATTACATTTTGTTCACATTGAGGTGGAGTTGATGGCAACAATACCTCAAATACAAGATTATGATGACGATGATCCAAATATAGATCAACGTAGAAATCGTTGGAATTATTGGGAAGCATTGAAAAAAGTTCGTAAAGAATATATAGAACAGAACAAAGAATTTGACGCATATGATTTTGAAGATTACCTTACTGGACAATATGGCTTAAAGATGAACATAGTTAATGGTAACATAACAGATGGTTATGAGATTGTTGACGAAAAGAAGTACCTAATATTTTTATTGAAATTCCAATGAGTAACTTATTTCCCATAACCTCTGTACAAAACGATAAATTTCTAGTATCATGGCCTAAATGGCAAAATATTAAACACTTTGATACAAAGAAAAGACTATTAGCTGTATTGTTTGCTGATATCGGTAGTGATGAAGTTGGTATCGCAATAATGGCCGGAGTGCTAAGTGGTGGAGATATAGATGTTATGTGGATTAATGAACTTACTTGGGCACAAGATGTTAATGGTGAATATGCTAGATACCTAGAAGATATGTATGATATTAAAGGTGTGGCATTTAATAATGAAGATGAAGCAATAAAGTTTCAGGACTATTTAGAGAAGAAATATATTTGGAAAACATTACAATTATGAATAAGATTGGTGTTGATATTGGTAAAACAAAAATTGAATGTTGTGTTTTATCACCCACTAATGAAGTATTATTTAGAGAACGTCTTACTACAGATTCTGTATATGAAGAAATAGAATTTCTTTATAATAAAGCATTGTCCTATACTAGTACAAAAGAACATACATTAGGAATATGTATGCCGGGTTCTATAAGCAATAGAACTGGTTTAATGAAAAATTCCAGCATAGAATTTTTAAATGATACTGATT